ATGCCACCCGTGAGGATGTTGGCGTGGTTCTGCGCCAGCTCCATCTTTTCGACTTCTGCCTTGGCGTCCTGCTCATCCTTCATCGTGTATTTGAACAACGCCTCGCTGCCCAGGGCACGGTCGCTGTAAACACGCGCAGCGCGAATGGTGGTCCAGCGGTTAAACGTCTCCGGGCTTTCGTCCCAGCTCAGCAGCCAAACGACATCAGCAAAGACCTCTGGGACTTCAGCCGGATCAATGATGTAAGTCTTGTTGGCCATGTCGTAGACCTGATTGCCACGGGCCTGGAATCGACCGTTCCACTGGTACTGGTTGATTGAAAACTCAACGGCGTTTGGCGGAACTGCAATTCTCTTGGTCGTTGCGTCGGGCTTGAACTTGACCCCGAACTCCGTATTCCAGCTCCAGCCGCAGCACTGCGCCTCCTTGTGAAACTCAAGGATGGTGCGCTCAGCCATCCGCGCATCTTGGATCTGCTGGTTATCGAGAGAATCGACAGGCTGCTCACCGATGTTCTCTAGGCAGATATTGACCGCATCCAACAGCGTCGTCCTCCCTGGCAGCTTTGCTTGATTTGAGGCAGGCATCCGCTACAAGGTCGTTGCACACATCGTATTGGGACATAAAAAAAGGGGCCAGTCTCCTGACCCCTCGCGTGCTCTTCGGACTGCTGGTCCAACCTGAATGTAATCAGGCGACGTTGATGGTGGCTGCACACTCAGCACGCAGCTGGCCCATACCAATTGCCTGACGGGCAACCAGCATGTCTGCTTGGTACTGAACGCGGAACTCAGGGCCGGTCATTTGCAGAGAAGGGCTCAGCAGAGTCACGACGCCAACAGCGTCACGGTGGAACACCATGCCCTTGCACTTGGACAAGTCCTGCTCGTAGTCAGGGTTCTTGTCACCAGCCACGTTGGTGTACGCAGCTTGGGCGACGTGGTTGCTCATGTAGATGGGAATACCAGCCACACGCAGCGTTTCGCCCTGTGCAATCGTGCCGTTAGGTGCGCTGTAACCGTTGAAGTCGGTGTTAATAGCGCGGCTCGATTGGGTGATGAGGAAATAATCTTCAGGGGTGAAGACGCCATACATGTTGTCTGTAGGAACGTCTTTTTCCTCGAAGTTCACGCGGCAGTCGAAGATTGCTTCGACCAACGCATCACCCTTGGCCTGGTTGGTGGCATCGGCTGCGGTGTAGTCGGTGCCCAGGTCCATCGAGAAGCCAATACGACCAGTGTTGATGGTCTTATTGAGGGGCTCGGTGGTGTTCTTGGAAGCCGCGAAAACCAAGCGAGCAACACGCCGGTCGTATTCATACGCCAAAGCTCTGCCGAGCTCTTTTGTGTAATACTGCCTGACGTCGTAGTAGTTCATCAGCTCGTCCAGCTGACTGATAGCGATGTCGCTAATCATCAGCTCGTCGAGTTCAATGACGCGCTCGTTTAATGCACTGGGGCTGTTGGTTTGACCAAGGATTGGATCACCAGGACGGTGATACTTGGCCTCCATTTTGCCGGTGATTGGGAAGGCAACGGACTTGCCACCACGGATGTTGCGCTCACGGGTCTTGCCCTTAAAAACGCAATTTCTGAGGAACGCGTCCAGAACCTCAGTAGAACCAAGCTTGAGAAATAGGGCGCGCCAGCCGTCAAGGGCTGTCTCCTTTCCCCAAGAGCCGCCTGTTCCTTTTACTTGGCCGGAACGAGCCAGCGCCGCATTAGGAGGCGAGGTATCAAATGAAATGGACATGACTGAAAAGCCAGCAAGTGTTTACGGTGCCGACTGCCTACATCCCAGGGTGTCCTCCTAGAAGGGCCTGTTTCTGGTCAGTGGTAACCAGAAACTAACTCAAATAGGTGACTTAGCCAAAATGTTGATCACCTTCTGGCGATAAGCCTCATCCACTTCATACATGATCTGACCGCGCTCATTGCGCCTATTCATTGCATCCATCAGCTGTTGCTGGGACTCAAAGACTTGAGGGCCTGGCGCATCTCCACCGCCGTAGAGCTTGGGTTCGACCACAGCCTCAGGCGCTGTGTACCTGCCCTGCAAGGCCCGTAAAGCCCACTTGATGGCTGTCTTATTGCCGCTATCTACGACCTCGTTGTACTCCGCTAGAGCGTCCTTGGTGAGGTTCTTAGCTGCCCAGCCGCTCAGCTCATTGAACTTCTCCTCACCACCAACAGTTGCCTTCAGCTCAGCCATATCGCTTTCTGTCAGCTCACTGGCCACCGATTGAGCTTCAGCGCTCCCCGATACACCTGCAGCTTTGCTGACATAGTTCTGGACAACTTGGCGAGGCACCCCAAATGTCTCAGCGAGTGCATCGAAATGCTCTGAGATGTCCTGACCGGAATCAGCGGCTCGCATGAGGTCGGCCATCTGGATACCCCGCTCGGCGAGCTGATTGACAGCTTCTTCTCCATAAAGTCCCTTTGCGGCTTCTTCTGTATAAACGTCTGCCGGGGTTTCTTGACGTTCGGGAGACGACGTTGGCTGTTGACCCAGCTTGGTCTCTAGCTCCTTGTAAGCACGCTCCAGGTCCTCTGGTGTTTTGTATTTGCCAGCTAAAAGTGTTGGGTTGTCTTCTTGGCGCTGCTCTTGTTCCTGCTCAGCAATGAACTGCTGCAGCATCTCCTCCTGGCCTGGAGCGGCCATGCCTTCCCGGCCTTCGTAATCCATCTCAACTGGATTCCTGAAGTCCGGTTCTGTCGGATTACCAGGCTCTGTCATTTGCCAGGGGGTCGTTGTCATGCTGGGGGTTCAGGGGGTGCTTCCGCAGGCGCCTGCATCTCTTGCGCAGTAGCCGCGGCGTTCGCCATTTTGTCCGAGTTCTGCATGGCGGATTGCATCATTGCCTGCTGCTGTTGCTGTTGGGCTTCAGCAGCAAGCTCTTCCTCGGATTTCACCAAATTAAACACATCTATTCCCATTGAATAGGCCAGACGCTTGATCAATTCCGACTCATTCAGGTAAGTCGCCATTGCATCAGGCCCAATTGTTTGACCCAGTGTTGTCGTAAACCGCACCAGCTGTTCAAGGTCATTGCCACGGCCAACAGCGGCAAGACCAACCGTCATGATTGGCTTGACCAAGTCTTTCGGCATCTCAGGCACCTTGCCTGCTTTCTCAAGCAAGTACAGCTTTCTAGAGACGTACGGAACCTGGAACTCAGTTGTCAGGATGCTGTAGATCGATCCGAGGCTGTTCTCAATCTGGAGGGCCTGGAGGCGGACCTCTTCCGCTGTTGTTCTCTCTGAATCTCTAACGTCAGCCAGCATGAAGGCTTGGCTAAGACGAGCCTCGATCTGCTGTTTGCCCTGCATGGCGACGGCCAGATCCGTGGATTTCTGGACTTGCAGAGCGAGCACATCGTTTGGATCACCAGTGACAAAGGCCCCGTTCGGTGCAGACGCTAGATCGCGGGCTTTGGTGACTCCAGAAGGCTTTACAAGAAATAGAACTTTAGAGCTTGCAAGCGATCCCTCAGCAATCGCCTGGCATAGCGCTTCCACCGTTTGAAGGTCTGCAAGCGCTGCCGCCTCAACGTACGAAACTCCGTACATTTGGCCGTCTACGCGCGTCATGCGCAATGGCAGCCACGGCGATACATCAAAAGGCGCACGACCCTCAGTGCCTTCAACAACCTTCCCTTCGACTTCCTGGTGCCAACGAACGATCTTGTCCTCACCCCACTTAATGCGGGTGTAAAGCCGGATCTCGTTGTAATCCGTGGCTTCTGTCGTCAGCGGATCGTTCTGACTGGCTTCCGGCAGGCCCTTCAGCTCACCACGGCTTTCATCGACCGTTTTGCGGATCTTCTCTGGTGCTGTGTCGTAAGTCAGCACCTCGCAGATGATCGCTTCGATGGGATTACCCATCGGATCACGGGTGATGACATACCGGTTGAGGTGGAAGACACGCATGCCTTCCTCCCCGATGTAAATCATGCAATTGCCCGACACGATCAGGTGCAGCAGTGCTTCATGCAGCACCACGCGATCGTTACTGGCTTCAATCTCACGCAGCACCAAGCGCTCAACTTTGCTTAGTGCCTCCTCCATGGCGGTGCGAGCCTCCGGGCCAATGCCTTGAGCTGCCAGTTCTCCC